ATAACTTTTTCTAGTGTAAATTCCAATACGCTGTCATAGTTAGGTGCATTATCATTATTAGGCAGAAAATCAGCTAAATGTTTTTTGACCTCTTCAAATCGTGGGTATTTATCCATCTAACCACCTACTTCACTAAAGCTAATAATTCGTCTTTCTTGGTCTTACCATTGTAATCAATGTGCTTCTTATCTAAGTAAGCCTTAATTTCTTCGACAGTGTTATTTGCGTTTGGTTTAGCATCTGTTTCGGCTGTTTTATCACGTCCAACTGGATCAGCGCTACCGTCTTTTTCAGCAATAAAGAACTCAACACCTCTGAACTTAGGTTTAAGTAAAAGAACGTCATCGTAACTTTGTTCGTAGTATAACCAGTTACCAGAGTTTGCGGCTGCCGGTGCATCCAACCCAACAAAGTCATATTTTTCAGGTGCAATTTGAACACCGTTGTAAATAAGCATCATCTTAATTTGTTTAGCATCAGCAACAGTCTTAGAACCATTGGTAAAGTCAAACTTAGTTTGGAATAAATCTTCTGGTACTGCAACAACAGTGACTTCATCAAGTGAACGAACAGCACGATTAATGTTTTGTTGATCGCCCACGATGATTGTTCTATTAACTGCTTCCGCTTCTTTAAGCATGTAATACGTACCAGTATCAACATATAGAATACGTCCTTGAACTGGAATTCTGGCACGGTCAAAGTTACGCATCATTTGATCGTAAGCTTTTAAGATGTTTGCTGCGTCCAAACTTTCTGAATGGATACCAGTATTTTGATCTAATCCTTCGGCAGTATTGGCAGCTTGACGTTGACTGAATAACTTAGAAAACATTTCTCGGTCTTTTTCAGGCATCTTGCTATCTAAGTTGTATTGTCTAGTGATATTAGCGATTGATAATAATTGATTACTTTCATCAATATCTGATGGATCAACCAAAGTACTCCAGTAACGTTCGTTAGTCAATTCATAAACATCGTAATCTAATGAATAGTTTGCTGCTGGTTGTGTAATAGTACGTCTATCACGGTTTTGACGTCCAGATAAAATTGATAACCGTGGAACTTTAATATGTTTTGCATCTAAAAAATTAATTGTCTTGTTAGATGGTGATTGCCACAAAGCGCTTGAATATAAAACGTCTGGATAAAAACCATCAATAACTGCTTTTTGATATTTGTCAGCGTAATTAATTGCCATTATTTGTCTCCTTTAAATATATCAACCATTGCTTGGACTGGATCAGCGTTAGCAGGTTTTCCATTATTTGGTTGGTAATCTTGCTTACTACCTTCATCAAATAAATAACCATCAGATTTCTGCAAAGATTTAATTTGATCGTCTAAGCCAGTTAAATTACCATCATCATCAAGCTTAATTTCGTCCATGTTCAAAAGACCTTTAACAGCCTTATTATTACGAGCATTAGCTTTGCTTAATGATTGGTCAATTGCACTATTTAAACGATTAGTAGCAAGTTTTTGAGTAAGGTCAGCCGTATCCTTGTCATACTTGCTCTTTAAATCATTAAATTGCTTAGTCAAGTCTTCATTATCTTTAACTTGAGAGCGCAACTTCTTTAAATCCTTATCTCTTTCACTCATCTGGGACTTAAGAGCTTCATTCTCTTCTAAGATTTCAGCATTGCTAGCACTTGCTTTATCCTTAGCATTTTGAATGTCTTCGCCGTTTAAATCCATGATCTTCTTAATCTGCTCTTCTTGTAATCCAAGCTCTTCTAATTGTTTTCTTTTCATTGTTCTATCCTTTCACACGTTTTATACGAGTTCGCCTCTCATAAGGGCATACACTGCGAACAGTTTTACGTCTTAACGCATTAATTGGACAAAATAAAAAAGAACTGAAATTCAGTTCTTTTAATTATTTAAATATTCCCATTTATAGCCTTTATACCTCAAAAGTGTAAGGAATGTAAGAAAATGTAAGGTCTCTCGTTCTTACTCTCCCAAAGGATTACAAAAAATTCTTACACCTTACACTATCTTAAAACTATTAATAATACCCTGTACTATATAGTATATATATTTATTAATTATATTTTTTATATTAATGTAAGATGTAAGGTATATTATATAAACCTTAGAGCCACAAGGGATTAGAGCCTTACACTTCTTACATTTTTCTCACATTTTCGCCCTAATCCCTACTCTCCCAATGGTTTTGGCTGTAAGGCCTTTTGGAGCGGTAGCTTTTTTCCATTTAATCGGGTCACGATACCAAACAAAAAAGAACCACTTTTTTGTGATTCTCTCAAAATATTAATTTACGTATTCCCATTTATAGCCTTTACAAAATTTACGTTCACCACTCAAGCAGCCACTCACATGATTAAAGCCATGCCGCCTAGTTTCACTTATTGATGGCCAAATTTTTATTAGATTACCTTCTAAGTCAAATTGAGCAACTCTTCGAGAACGAAGTGCATTATTAGTCATAGACTTAGTTGTTTTAGCTGAATGATTACCATAATGATTATTATAAAGTTGAGTACACCATTCCAAATTGCTAACGCAATTATTAGTCTTATTTTCATCTTTATGATTTACTTGTGGTAATTTTTTAGGATTAGGAATAAATGCCTGTGCTACTAATCTATGAACAGAGAAATTTTTATAGCCCTTATCAATAATAGGCAAAGCCACTCTCAAATAACCAGCTCCGTCTTTTCTTGGCTTCAGTATCCTACCTTTTCTTATCGCAGGATAGCCAGTAGGTGTTTTAGATTTCATATCTTCACTTTTTACCCTGCCTAAATTTGATACTTTATATTCATATTTTAAATTTAAGATATCAATCTTTTTCCATTGTTCTTTCATGTGTTTCCCTCCGTATTGTCGTACAATACAATTATATCATATTATTGATCTGTTAAGCTTACGGAGTTTTTATTTATCATGATTGTCCCAATCGAAGTGGTTTGATTCCATGTACTTGTTTCCATTGATTAAAAGTATAAGTTTTTTGGCCGTTACTTTTAGCCCATTCACTATAGGGCTGATTTTTTACCCATTTGCTTTTACCAGTAATCGGATCTCTTGACCACCGACTTGTAATACTTGGCAAGTCTTTAATATAACCACAAGTCGTGCATCTACAGTAGGGATGAATTAACGGATAATTAATTCCTTCTCTTTTATCTTTGACATTAAAAATACGCTCATCTAAGTGGGCGCACTGGTCGCAAGTATGACTTTCTAAGGTTGCTAAGTACTGGTATTGTTCAATATCACTGTCTTTATAAAACTGGGCAGTAGCTTCTTCTGCTGCATGTCCCATTTCAGTGATAACTAGTCTATGTAAATCTCTTTCAGAAACCTTTTGAAATCTATCTCGCATCATTCTGACTACTTTACTTGGAGAGTAACCAAACAAAGTACCTCTTAGCAGGGCATCGGTTAGCTCATCAGGTAGGACTTCCGTGTATTCTTTCCAAATACGCTTGGAGAAGTCACTGCCTTTCCAAGGTCGATAAACAATGTTTTCTAGTTGTTGTTCGTTAAAGTGATTTAGCTTGATATCTAATTGACCAGTAGCACGATACTTGTTGTAAGCATCTAAATAGTAACTGTTCTGATACTGTTTAGCTAAGCCTTTTTGCATTCGCAATTGTTCAGCCATGCCGTACTTTTTAGAAAACTCAACCATCTGTTCATGTAATTGTTGAAGTCTAAATATACGACTCTTGTAGTATTCAGCATTTAGCTCTTTTTCATAACCACCAGCTTTAGCTTTGCGTTCGAACTCTTCTAAAGTCATAGACCATTTAGTTGAATTGATGTTTCCTAAGACGCTAGCAGCTTGTTTAAGCCCTACATGGTTCTCATTGGCATATCTCTGTAAATATCCTAACGCCTCTTTTTCGATATCATGCTCTAAATTCCTTAAGCGTGACTGCATAGCAGCTTCATAATCGGCTGACGCTTCTAGTTGCTTCTTTTTGGCAAATAAAGCACGTTTCTTCCAGTATTCACTACTCTTCATTGTTGTTTTGTACGCCTGTGCCGTTTAAATCTTCAGCATAGGGATCATTTTCTTGTCTATCTTTGGCTAAGTCTTTCAGTTCCTGTTGCCAATCATCAACAATAGGATTTGCTTTGGCAACTGCTTCTTTAGAACTGTAATTGGCTACTGTAGAAACAATTTGAGCCTTAGTTAAGCTATCCTCTACCTTAGTTCTCGTCCAATGTTGTGATATATGGCGCTTGTCAGCATCTGAAAAGTTAAGATAACGCATAATCGCACGGACAAGCTCGTTAATTGCGTGTTCAAAGTAAGTCTGCGTCTTAGCTGCTTTTAATTCTAAGTGAGAATATAGCATTTTTATTGCTACACCACTTGCGTTGCTACTCTCAAAGTTAGCTGGATCAATTCCTTGACCAAACAAAAAGATATTTTTACGGGTTATCTTAAGTGCATCATCACGAGCTTCAACAGGAATATCAATTTGTAGCTTGTCAACGCCACTATTATCCCCGTTACCTGTATTATTAATCTTAATAGACTTATATTTTCTTAAATCGTTCATAAATTGATGTAAGTCAGCACCGCCATAGTTGGTTAAGACAAGAATTACAGTTTGAACATCGTCTAAGTCATTAATAAATCCGTTGTAGATATCATCGTAAGCGTCAATTAAGCCCTTATACTTGTTAAGCTCAGGCAATCTGTACTTATTTTTAGAAAATTCAATAAAAGGAACACGTCCAAAGTTGTGTTTTAAGGTGTTTGACTGTCCTGTTTCATATCCTGCACTTAAATCATAAGAAGTAATGATATTGTAAGGCTCAATCACTGTGCTATCGGTTGCATTTGTCCTGAAGAATTGTGCTTCTTTATCCGTCCAATATTCGTGAACCGTGAAATACTTACCACTATCAGGATCTAACTGCTTGTAACTTCTTAGAATACCCAGCAGCTTATTATCTAGCGTTGTTGCATAGATAGGTGTGATCTGGTCAGGCTGGATAATGCCATATCTGAAATTGTTATCTTCATCAATCCAGTAGTGCAACCAAGCTCGACCAGCATTTGAACTGTCTACTAACAAGCCATTAAGCGTCAAAGCACGGTCATCGCCTAAGACGTCAATAATTTTCTTGTTGTCGGCATCTTTACCAACATCAATGTCAGGAAAAACAGAAGCAACATAGCCTGCTTCTTGGTCTACTAATAATTGATAAAAGTTTGATGGAATGCGATTATCAGCACTTCTTAGAGGATCTTTCTTACCCTCCTTATTAAGCTTAGCTTTACCGTTGTTTCTAGTAGTAATATCAGTCTTATTTTCATAATAATTCACTGCTTGTTTGTAATTATTAATTAGATCATTTCTGCTTGTTGAAGTGTTTTGAATTAACTTCTTTAATGCGTCTAATTCCAAGGTATGAAACCTCCCTTCTTGTTTCTGCTATAAATTGCATATCTAATAGCGTCCAGTCTGTCGTTGTGCCTTACATCATTTTCCTTGAGTGGAAGTCCTGTACTTTCGTCCCAAGCATATTGATATATCTCATCAAGTAAGCCATTGGACGCTGTATCAACCACATAGAACTTTCCCTCTCGCATTTTCCTTGCCACACACTCAATGCCAGGCAAAACATTCTTATTAGCATTGATACAGTTAAGCCCGTTAGATTGAAACTCATTCACATTATCAGGTCTTGCCGAATCAGCGTAAAAAATAAGATTGCGTCCAAACCTTGTCTGTAAGTTCTTAGCAATCTCAACCCAGTAATTAATGAACTTGTGCTTCTGTGTGTAGTCTTTCAAAACGTAAGTGTTACCGTCCTTATCATCACCCAGTAAGATGATCGGATTAGGGTGCTCATAACCCCAGTCAACGCCAACATAATAATCTAAGCCATCAGGAACACGATCTCTTGGAATAACCATTTTATCCTTATTGAAATCTTGATAAACAATACCGTCTCCTGTAACCCACTGACCTAAAATACCACGATCATAAAACATCCCTCTTGGTGTAGCAGCCTTAATTGACTCAACATAATCTTTAGAAAGAAATGTATTGTCATCTATTGTAAACGTAAATGACTTTATACGTGCTTTTGGATCATGATTATCAATGTAATCAGTTTTAAGCCAATGCGTCGGTATATCTGGGTTTGTATCGCAAATAATGCGTGCGCCTTCAACAGAGCAACGTTGCAAAATTTCTTGAAATACATCATGCGTAGCTAAACTAGCTTCATTTATATATGCCCCATAGCTTGTCATACCACGAATAGAACCAACACCACGGATTGAACCAGTATAAGATGGGACTATATCAATTCCAAGTAAATGGTAATGACCATGTCGATCAGTTTTCATTGTGATACCAAAATACGACTCAATTGCACTGATAACGTTGGTATAAATTGAATTAGAACTATATCCTGCCAGTATGTACTGCGGATGTGGATCTTTTCTTTGAATTGATAGACGTGCTATTCTTTTAAGCTCCATAATAAACAAATAATTATTCATGATTGTCTTACCTGCACGAAAAGCACCAGTTAAAATGAGAAATTTCCAATCATCATGTAAATATGAATCCAGAACTTGTTGTTGCTTATTTGTTAAGATCTCGTCTATTCCCATCTTTACTCTCCTACAAGTTTATTAATCAATTCATCAAGTTGTTCATTGCTTTCGCTACCCAAACGTTCGGCTACCGTTGCTTTTGCTTCTGATATCCGAGTATCAGCAATTAATTTTTTAAGTTTTTGTTTTTCAACTGGATCAAATAATGGATATCGCTTCATGATTTCCTTCGAAGCCATAATTTTGTCTTTAAATGATGGTTTCTTTTTAATTACAATCACTTCATCAGCAGTAGACATTGGTACGTCCTCAACAACCTCATCTCGAAGTACCTTGGTATAAAATTCTAATATCTCTTTGGCATCAGCAATTTTATGAGACTCTATTTCAGCCATTTTGGCGTCAATATAAGATTTAAGTTCA